GGCAAGCCCTGCGGCGATGAGGGCATCGTCGAGGTCGGACTCGGTGGTTGAGCGGAGTAGGTAGTCCATGTCAGGTGGTCAGGGCTTGGAGTTGCGCGTTCGGGAGGCGGGTCGGCCAGTACTTGATCGATGACACCCATCCAAACAGGCACAAAGTATTGGAGGTTCCTGCATCCGAATACAACTTCAATGTATTCAACCCTACGGGAACGGCTCCGGTTGAATCTGTTCTCATGGTTCCGCCATTGCTGCACATCGCAAAGTCAAGGGCCGAGTATGCGGTTGCAATGCGAACATTTCCGCTGGTGACGGTTGGATACATTTCAGCGGATTGAGAGCCGCCGCTGTAGTAATCGACGTATCCCTTTCTGATGCCAATTCGATTGGAAGAACTTGCGCCAGTTCCTACGGAGATTTCGATTCCCGAGTTGTCTCCGCTCAACGCTGTGTAAGTGACTTTCGATACGAACGTACCGGATGGTTCGTTGAACCAAGATCCAATACTGCTCATCGTGCAGAAATCCGCCGCCCTGCTCCCCGTGCTTGCCCCGGTCGGGATGTACGAGGATGCGCCGGAGCCTGTTTCCAGTTGTGCGCCCCAAAGTTCAACGACCCCGGTAGCCGTTCCGGTGGCACTTGCAATCGTCGGGCCACTTGCCGCAACGGCTACATACGAGTATTGCAACCGCTGCCATGATGTCGTGATCGGGATGTTTGCCGAATACCCGACAGCAGAGTCGCCAAATCGAATGTTGAGATTTGTGGTTGAGCCAGTTGCGCGAACCCAAATGCTGAAGGTGTAGGTAGCACCAACGGTGTTGGTGTAGCCCATCTGGGTGTTGTTCGTGTAGTAGCCGTTGTTTCCTGCTGTATTCAGGTTGAGGCTTACGGCAGAAGAATCACCGGATGGACTAGTGATTCCGGTCGTGAGCGCACCAACGGTTCCAAACTGAATCCAACTAGTAAACAGTCCTTGCGAGTGCTTGAGCAGATTGCTCGCGCTTCCCTCAATCAGCAGTCCGCGAGGCTGGGGCGGCGTGGTGGACGGGTCGTAGTCGAAGCGGGGGGCTTGGTAGATCGACCCGGATGTCGCCACATAGGACTGCACCGAGCCGGGATTGATCTGCACACCGGAGAACAGGAGATAACTAGTTCCATCTCCGTTGTAAGACAGGTTGCCGCTGGAATCGCTCATTCCCATGCGAACAATCACGCCGCTTCCGCCACCCTTTGTGACCGTCAGCACAAGGCGATACCAACCATCTCCGACATTGACAACACTTGTCGATGCGGATGCCCACGACGAAGTCCCAGTTAATTCCGTCCCTTGAAGACTTCCATCCACCGGATTCAGACGCTTGCTGCGAACCTCGCCTGTCGCATTGTCGGACACAAGGAAATACGCCTGTCGAGTCCCAGATCCCTGCTTGACATACACGGAGATGGAGATGACTCCGTTTGAGCAAGTGACAGCCGCCGGATCAAGACGATGAACAGAAGCCAATGCGCTGTTCTCGGTCATGCGCCACGCCGAGCCGACCGGGGATTCACCGTCCGTGGTCATTGACACATTGGTTGGTGCCCACGGCGATGTCGTGAATGCGTTGCTCTGCGTCATCAAGTTCGCTTGCGCCCACTCCACCAACCCCTGCGAGTTGATGAAGGTGGCGTTGGTGCTGCGCGTGAACGTCAGGCGCGGGTCGAGGACGCCCGTGGTGAAGTCGAGCGAGAGCGTGGAGCCGTCGCCGTTGGCGGGGAGGAGGCTGAGCTTCCGCCGGCGTCGAGCAAGTCCGGTGAAGTAGTTCACCCGAGTCGTCGTGCTCGGCACGGAGTTCGTTGGGCTGTTTGTCATGGGTGTGTCTTGGAAATCCAGTTGAGTCCTGCCGCCGCCTCGGGGAGACCGAACGACCGCGAGTAGGCCGACTCGAACCTCTCCATCTCCCTGGCGATGTCCCTGTCCTTCCTCGCCTGGATCATGTTGTCCACGTCCACCGAGACCGCCTTCGACCAGTAGCCGACGGCCATGCTGAGGGCGTCGAGGCGGTCGTCGTGGCGGAGGCTCCCGCGGTCCTTGGTGACCCGGGTGAGCTGGTAGAAGAGCATGTAGGCAAGCTGCTTCTCCGGGGGCAGTCCCTTGGTTGACTCGTAGTCGGCACGGACGACCGCCGGCTGCACGACCAGGCGATGCTGGTTGAGGACGGGCTCGAGCGTGTCGATGATGCGCCGCTCCTTCTGGGTCGAGTGGCGGACTTCCTCGGTGGTGCAGGGCCACGCCTCGCGGAGGTACGGGGTGAGCAGCTGCGTGAACATGCCGTCCCCGAAGTTGCTCTCGACGATGATCCGGTTGACCTTCTGGTCCCTTGCGATCCTGGCGAGGCTCCGTAGGTTCTCCGGGGTGTAGCCGCCGCGCAGGCCGCCTGCCGCCGTGAGGTGCATCCACCCGTTGAGCATCTTCACGACCGCGTAGCCGGTCTCGTCCTCGCCCCGACCGGAGGGGTCGATTGCCATGACGCTCCCCGTGTAGGCGAGGAACTTGTCGGAGATGCTCTGCGGTCGGTGGAAGCGGTCACCCTTGAACCCGACCGCGGGGATGTCCTGCTCCGCGGTGTCCGCCATGCCGCCCCAGGCGATCCGCTCGGGGGCCTGCTCAGAGTCGCCTCCGTATGCGATGAGGTCGCGCAGGCGGAGCGGGTACCTGTCGGCGTCGCTCAACGAGGTGTTGAGCATGAACTGGAGCTGGAAGCCGCTCCGTCCGTAGGACAGGGCTCGCTCCTGGAGGTCCTCCTTGGAGAACCTCATGGGATCCGTGGGCTCCCCGGCGACCTGTTCCGACCATGCCTCGAGGATGCTCGGCGCGAGGCGTTCGCCGTAGACGGCGAGTTCCTGCTCGGTCGGGTACAGCGCAGGCCAGACGCGGACCTCGTAGCCGCGCTCGATGAGGGCGTGGTAGATCGACTCCTCGGTCTGCGGGGTACCGAGGAACGTCACCCTGCCCCCCGGCTTGATGATCGCATCGACCTCCTTGATGCGCTCCCGGAGCTGCTCCCGCATGGTCGCCGTGGCGGAGTTGTTGGCGACCTCGACGTCGTCGAGGATGACCTCGTCCGCTCGGCTTCCCGTGAGCTGCCCGGTGATGCCGAGGCTCTTGACGCTCGGGGCGTGGCTCGGGGGTGCCGGTGCCACGTCGAAGGCGATGGAGGAGTTCCTCTGGTTGTCCCGGGGCATCAAGTGCTGGTACATCGGGACGGCAGACATCAGCTTCTTGCAGAAGTTCGTGAACTCGTCCGCACGGATCTTCGACGCCGAGACGACGAGGAACTGCTTGGACGGGTCGAGCAGGAGGTTGTGCATCACGTATGCGGACGTGATCCACGACTTCCCTACCCCGCGGAACGCCATCAGCACCCTGCGCCTCGGCCCCGCCTGGAGCCAGTCGGCCATCTCGTACTGAACCTTGGTCGGCTCGGGGAGGCCGATGGACTTCCAGGTCAGGTACAGGGCATTGCGGAAGTCCCGCAGGCGGGGGTCGATCTCCTGCACTCAGGTCCCGAACTTCCGTTCCACCTCGGCGTCGAACGGGAGGTCCTGCGCGAGGCGGAGGATTGGGGCTCCCTGGATGGCCGCGTGGTCGATGCAGTTGTCCCGGAGGAGCTGACGGGCGACGTTGAGGTCGCTCGGGCTTGCCTCGCCGCTTCGGATCCTGCGGATGAGCTCCTCGCAGAGGAGCCCGTGCAGGCTCTTCAGGGACTCCTTGGTCTCGTCAGCCATTGGCGATGATGACGGTCAGGGCGGCGTTCGCGCCGTTGGTGAGGGCTGCGGAGGTGCAGACGCGCATGAACGGCAACGTCTGGATGACCTGGCCGGACGTGACGGAGCCGCCGGTCGCGGCACCGAAGGTCGGGGTGACGCCGAGCGGCTTGGTCAGGACGGCCGACGAGGTCGTGTACAGGACGACCCAATCGACGCCGTCGAGCGATCCCTGGATCTCGATGGTGCAGGAACCGCTCGGGTTGGTCGCGCTCGTCTGCTTCATCTCAATGAGGGCAACGCCGACCGAATCGACGATGGGGCGGTACTGGACGGTGGATCCGGTGATGGCGGAGGACATCGCCTGCGCGTTCAGGAGGTAGTTGGTCTGCATGTTCTTACTTGTTGAGGAAGTTCAGGAGGAGGGACACCCCGGCCGACACCGCACCCGCGCTGCCGATGATGATGGACTTCATGTGCTCGAGCTGACGGACACGCCCGTCGATCTCCTTGATCTCCTGCTGCTGCTGCTGCCGCATCTGGAGGAGGGAGTCGAGCTTGCCCTCGAGCCTGCCGATGGCAAGCATCACGTCGTGGTCCTGACTCATCACGCACCGCCCTCGAGTGCGGCGACGCGCTGCTGCAACGATTGGACGGCCGAGATCAGCACCGAGACGATCTTCGGGTAATCGACGGTCAGGGTGCCGTCGTTGTTCGTCCCGACCACCTCGGGGAGAACCGCCTGCACCTCCTGGGCGATGAGGCCGACCTCGCGCTGAGAACCGAACCGAGCCGTGTCGATCCAGTTGAAGCGCACGGGGCGGAGGGCTGAGACGATCACGGGACCGTCGGTGATGTTCTCGACGGACTCCTTGAGGGTCTGGTCGGATGACGAGTTCGTGAGGATGCCGTTGCCGTCGCTGTAGACGGCCCGGTTTCCGGTGCCGGAGAGCGCGGTGATGCGCCCGGACGTGAAGATCGCTCCGCCTAGGTAAGTGACCAAGGACACGCGGGAGGCGGTACCGCTGCTTGAGTCCCAGACCTCGTAGGCGTTCCCGGATGTCGCCTGTGCTCGAACCGTGCCGGTCGGGGAGAGGTCGCAGCCTGCACCGGAGGTGCCGATGGTGCCTGCTCCGGACTTCACAACGGACGAGAAGTTCGTTGCCGCCGAGAACGTCTTTGCCCCGGTGATGGTCTGCGTGGTGTCCGTGGTGACGGCGTCCGTCACCTGAGCAGCCGTGTAGTCCCCGGTCTGCTGAGTGACCGCTCCGGTACGCCCGAACACGGACGTGACCGCGCCGGTCACGCTGGTGCTGACGTCGTCCGCACGGTCACGGGCCTCCTGCGCCGCGTACAGGGCATTGAGGCTCGACTCGTCGAGGTCGCTTGCGGTGAGCACGTCGCCGTCGTTGAAGTTGATGATCCGCTGCGACTCGATGACCGGGGTTTCCCGGGCGATCTTGACGGTGTTCCCGGCCGAGGCCCCGGAACTGAGCGTGACGGTCGGGCTCGACAGGGAGCCGCTCACGGTCGCCGAGACGAGGTTCCCGTTGACATACGCCTTGATGTGCGAGTCACGGAGGGCTGCGCCCCCGGTGAACGTGATCGGTCCGAAGGCGGTCTGCCCTGCGGTCGCCGTGTAGGTGACGTAGGAGTATGGCATTGGTTCAGCGGAGCATCTGCGCCTTCACCTCACGACTGTGGGCGACGGCTTGTGCGAGTTCGGGGGATTCCAGCATGAGCTGCTGCATCGCAGCCCGTCGGTAGTTGGAGACGTGGCCTCGGACGAGCTTGACGCGAGGACTCTCGAAGTCGTCCTGACCCATCTGGGGGAGTCCTTGGTAGAACGGACTGCGGATGAGCGACGCCAGCTGATCGCGCACGGTCCGACCGCCGAGCCTCGTCTGCCCGGTGAGTTCCTGGAGACGGTCGTATGCGGACTGACCGCTCTTGAGCCGGATCGCCTTGAGGTCGATGCCTCCGGGGAGCGTCCGCCTCGGCGAACCGACGGAGATGAGCGACTGCGCGAGCTCCCGCTTCAGGGGATCCTTGGTCGCCCTGCTCCCGGACACCGGCAGGAACATGCTCCACCAGGTCTCGTTGCCCTTGATCGGGTCGCCGAGCGGGTCGCGCACCTTGTCCACGGAGTCGCCGTAGAACGGGAGACGCGCCTGGATGGCGTCGGTCATCGAGCGGATCTCGCGGATGTCGTTGTCCATGAGATACGTCTCGGACTGCGCGAGGAAGTTCGGGACGAGTGCACCGGCGTACTGACGCTTGAGCTTGTTCTGCTCCGCCTCGTCGCCCGTGAGCGCACCGAGGGTTGTCATAATGCCTCGGAGGTAGGACTTGTTCGTGACGTTGTTCGCCACGGAACCGATGATCGCCGCGGACAGCGTCTCGAGTGCACCCTGATCCTCCGGGGACGGGTCGTAGGTCTGCGCCGCGATCTCGTATGCGTCCGCGACGAGCCCGAGGAACGTGGAAGCAGGGTCGTTTCTTCCGTAGGACACATAGGTATCACCGAAGCGGAACGAGTACGGCTGCCACCCGGAGGCGAGGAGCTGCTTGCGGAGCTCCGGCTCCTTCGGACCACGACCCGTGAGCATCCCGTTCGCCGCGGCGATCACTCCGACGGAGTAAAGGACTGCCCCGGTCGAGAGGCGACCGGCGGCCTCCGCCATCGCGTCCTTGTCGCCGGCACGGGCCGCCTGCCACCAGTCGTAGGTCCTTCCGATGGGGTTGCGGTCGGTGACGAACGCGAGGAGGTTGGTGGGAGTTCGGATGAACGGGACGACGAGCTGGAGGACGGGCACGTGGCTCACGGCACTCGCGGTCGCCTTGCCGACGTTGCCGACGAAACGGGTACCGAACACGGCACTCTCAGCCATGTCGTCGTAGTCGCGCTTCCAGGTCGCCTCCTTCACGCGACGCTCGATCTCCCCCGACGCCTTCTGGAGGATCTTGTAGTCCTGACCGACGGCGTTCTGGAGACGACCGCCGATGGGCATGAAGTCGTCATCGACGTATGCGTCCCAATTCTGGTCAACGTAACGCTGGACCTCGGGGATGAACATCCTGTTCGCCTTGACCCGCTGCCCCGCGGCGTCGATGGACTGCATCAGCGCATCGGCATCGACGCTCTTGCGGATCTCCGACATCGGCTTCAGGCGACCACCTGACATCGCCTCGCCGAACAGACGGGACGCCTCCGCCTGCACGGCAGGGGCGGAAACGCCGAGTCCCATCTTCGCGGCCACGGAGTCGGCAAGGGTCTCCCGGAGTGCCCCGGGGAGGTACTTGTCACGGGCAAGGCGCATCCCCTTCTCCACGGTCGTCTTGCGGGTGTAGAGCTGCCCTTCAACGAAGAGGAGCTGCTTGAGCCGCTCGACCTCCGAGGACACGGCGCGGGAGGTCATGGGAAGCTTGCGCTCCGCCGCGACGATCCTGCGGAGGACGACGTCCGCCTCCGAACGCGCCATCAGGGTGGTGAAGAACTCGTCCGAGGAACCCATCGCCCTCATCGGGGCGTTCACGACCTGTCCGACGAAGTCCACGGCAAAGCCGGCGGTCGTGCGGCGGACGCCTCCGGTAGCGGGATCGACCATGTTGAGTCGGGTGAAGTTGCGGCTCGAGATCGCACGACCCGGCTGGAACTCGCCGTACTGAGTCGTTCCGCGACCGAGGAGCACGGAGTCACCCTCCTCGCGGAAGGAGACCTTGAGGGCATGGAAGGCATCCTTGACCTCGCTGAAGTACCGGCTCATGGTGCCGATCTCCTTCGCTGCCTGATCGCCCTGCTTCGCAAGAGTCCGACCGATGCCCCGCTCAAGAGGCATGGCAAGCATCTGGACGCCGCTCCACACGTTCACGGCGAGGGTCTTGGGGCCGCTCAGGATCGAGTTGCGGAACAGCTCCGCACCGATGCGACCGCCCTTCGACGCGAAGTTCTCCGTGAGCATCTTCGCGGCCTGCTTGCCGGTCTCCGGGTTCGTGACGAGGAGCTCGAGGGCATCCGCGTACTGGTTCATCAGCACCTTGCGGCGGGACGGGCTGAGGCTGTTCCAGGTCTTCTGGATCGACTCCATGTCCCCGAACGCCTGCACCATCTGGAGGTTCTTGCCGAGGTAGGACTTGATCCGCCGGGACGCTCCGGAGACGAGGGTGAACGCCTGGAGGAACTCCGGGGTCTCCGCCCGTCCTGCCCGAAGTGCCTGCACCGCCTGGTGCCGCATCGAAGCCTCGAGTCCGAGGAAGAACGGGAGACGCTTGTAGAGCTCCTCTGCGGACGCAACGCCGTCCTGCATCAGCTTCGCCATCTCGGCCGCGTTGATGCCTCCGGTCGCCGCCGCTGCCTCGAGCTGTGCCATCGCAGCCATCTGCGCCTTGCGGTTCGATCCCTTCTTCGCGGGGCCGAAGGAGCGCGGGTTGCCGTCCGCCTGACGGATGGCGATGAGTGCCTCGGCGTAGGCACCGTTGGTTCCGCTGCCGACCACGGGGCGAAGGTTGATTACCCCCGCGGCACGGAGTGCGTCGATCCTGGCGGCGATGGCCGGGATACCCGCACCGGAGTTGATGAGATCGTTGATCTCCCGAATCGCAGAAGGAGGAATCGGCGACGGGAGCGCAGCCTTCGTCCGCATGTCAAGGACGCCTCGGTTCGGACTGCCGGCGACCCCCGCCATGTTCGGGTTGGAGTAACTGCCGTACATCCGATACTCGGCCATCCGGGTTCCGCCAAGGATCCCGCGACCGGGGAGAACATCCGCACCGCCGATGGCGGCAATCATCTTGTCCGTGTACGCGCTCTTGTACCGACCGTTGAGCCAGTCCTTCGCCAGCTTGTCGTACTTGGCCCCGCCGAAGACCGCCTTGATCTCGACCGCAGCGTTCTTGATGAAGTACCGCAGGAACCCGAGGACGGTCTTGGTGTCCGCCTCCAGGGCAAGACGCTTCATCGTCGAGTCGGCCAGGGTCACGGCGACCCATTCATCAAGGTTGACCAGCTTGTACCAATCCTTGATCGGGATGTTGTTCTTCTTGAGTACGTCCTTGAGCAGCTCCGCCGATTCCTTGTTCCCGGACACGCCATCGCGGACGCTGACGCCGTACTTGTCGAAGAACGCGACATGCGCCTTCTCGTAGTCGCGCTTCATCGCCGCAAGCATGGAGTCATCGAGGTACTCGGTAAGCGAGTGCCAGACTTCGTGAACGAACGTCTCCTTGGTGTTCCCGGATGCCTCAGCCTTACGGGAGATGTTGATGACGTTCCGGATGAAATCGAAGGTTCCGTCAGCACCCTTGCGGAGCTTCCTGAACCTGATTCCCATGTCCTCGAAGTTGGAGACGCCCATCCGCTCGATGATGGAGGACATGAACCGTCCCTCCTCTGCGGTGATCCCCCCGGCCTGACCGACCTCGCGGTTGATCCGGTCAATCATCGCATCGCCGCCGCGCTTCACCGGATACGACTCCGAGTACGTGGGCGGCTTGGGGTTGTCTGCATCCTCAAACGCCTTGAACAGGTCGTCCACAGAGGCGTCCGGATCAACCCGACCGAACGACATCGCCTCCGCGGTAGGGGGCATCTCGTCGAACTCGGCCTTGTTGAAGAGATCCTCGGCGTCCTTAAGGTCCTTGCCGGCGATCTTCGCCGCCTCGGCGACCGCATCGTCCTCTGCTGCCCCGGCGGCCTTCATCGCCCGGTAGGTCTTGACTGCCTTGGCGGATCCCTTGATGCCGGCGACGACTCCTTCCAGCGCAACGCCGAGAACCGAACCCTCGAGCGCGTTCTTGAGACGCCCCTCGAGCTCGCCGTCCTCCATGTCCGTGGACAGGTATTGGGTGACCGCGTTGTTCAGGATCGGGTTGTCCGACTCGGTCAGGAGGTCCGACAGGCGACCAGCGTTGGCCTCGAACCCGACGAAGTCAGCGAACGCACCCTTGGCAAGCCCGGACCGGATTCCGGCGACCGTACCGCCACCGGAACCGCCGAGCCACGCCGCCGCCGATCCGACCGCACCGGGGATTGCCGATGCCGCTCGGAGCGCGAGACCGCCCGTAGCGAATCCCGTGACGACCTGGGAGAGACCCTCGACGAAGCCGCCCACGGTTGACTTGGAGGTACCGAAGGGGTTCGTGTGCCAGTCGGGTAGGAGGTCGTAGGTCGCCCAATCGGCGAGGTTGTAGACGCTCTTGCCGAACCCGGTGACGCCGCGAGGCACGGCCATCAGCGTGTCGGCCGTGTCGAACACCGGACGCTCTGCGCCCTCCTGCGGCTTCACGACCTCGCCGGGGAGCTGCGGGGTGACCTGACCATTGACGATGGCGTCGAGCTCCTCCTGAGAGAAGTACCGCCCGGTGTTCTGGTTGTCTTGCATGTGTTAGTTGATTGGGCTGACCTTCTTGGCGGGATCGACCTGTCCCTGCATCGTCTGACGGATGCGGAGCAGGGTCGCCTGCCGAGCGATGAACGCCTCGCGGATCCTGCGGTCGGCGGGGAGCCCGAGGGCATCCATTACCTCCGCGGTCATGGCGGGATCCGTGATCTGCCATTGGTGAACGAACATGGGGACGGAGAAGGCGTACTCGACCGCGTCCTGCTTGCGAGGGAGCACCACCCCGAACACGGGGAGACCCTCGGAGGTCTCGTTCATAATGACCTCGTCCGGGTTGAGGCCGACCGCCGCGGAACGCTTGACCTTCCCGTACCGCTGAAGGACGGCATCGGGGGTGAACTTCACCGAGGTGTCCCAGACGTACCCGAGGCGATTCACGGACGCCGCACCGTTCGTGGAGGCGACCTTCCACATATCGCCGAGGTGGTCGGCGAGGATCTCGGGGTCGTAGGCGCGGCCATAGCCGAAGCCGACCTCCGCACCGACCGTCTTCACGTCGGCGATCTGGTCGGCCATCCCATCGACAATCGACTTCTCCTGCTCCTCGACCGGGACGGACTGCGACTCGATGCCCGTGGCGATGGAATCGACCACGTTCTTCTGGACGACCGCGACTTCTGCCATGAACGAGTCGGTCGGCTGCGCGGTTCCCATGCGGATCCCCGCGGACGCCGCCTCTCGCTCCGCACGGAACTGGTCGTTGAGTCCCTTGAGCTGAGAGTCGTAGAACGAGTCGAGGACGCCGTTGATCGACCTGTTGGCGGCCTCGATGCCGCTCTCGGTCTTGATCTCCGCGTAGGTCTTCCCGGAGGAC